CCTGAGGATCTGAGTAGTCGGGGATCAGAATCACCTTATAGCCTTGCTATAAGTAGTGTGCTGACAACCCTAAATCCAATAAGTTAATCATATGATTAAATTTAAAGGTAAACGCCCTAAGGGCGTTTCTGGTCGAAAGGCTAAAACCTCCAAGCGTGTTCCTCCACACACAGTGTGGGAGTACAAGCCCAAGTTGAAGAACGAAGCAGTAGTGCTTCATTCCATACTTGGAATCTACGACATACCTTATTATGAGGTAATTGTAGAAAACGTACGGGGATTGATCACTCATTTAGTACAGAATCACGGCTTTGGCCGTGGTTCAGATCGGTATAAAACTATAAAGGATTATACCGTGGCACTAATTGAAGGTCGAAATCCTGAGAATCCTGGGTGGTTATCCACTTCAAGATCTCATAGAATTCCTTCCGCTCTGGGTGAAAATTTCATCCAGCTAGTGGTTGACTGCCAGAATAATACAGATGACGCATTGCGTCCTAAGTATTACCAGGTAATCATTACCATTTTGAACATTGTTCGAATGGTAGAAGGCTTAGTACCAGCTGATTTAGAATCAGTAGTACAAAAAGCCAAACCAATTGATCAAGGACTCCTTGATGAATTCAGTGACTATGTTGCTGAATCATTGGTTAATATTAAATTTGATAACAATAATGTTAACTTATTTAATATCCGTTTTAATTTAAAGAAAAACGGACCAAATGGTGTTCCGAAAATCGAAAGCGCCATTCAAGAAGCTCACGCTTTGTTAAACAGTAAACTCGCACGTCCGTTCAAAATAATTTGTTCGGAACTTAATTGCGAGTATCTGTATGAGTATTTAACCAGTCTTACTAACAATGTTAGTGATGACCAGGAAAACTCTTCCCTGCAAAGGGATACTAACAGAGCAACACGCCTAAGAGTGCTGAAAGACATACCAGACAAAGGTTTTAAAACCCGTCTGGTAGCAATTGTTGATTTCTGGACTCAACTTGTATTGGAACCTTTTAGGTCCTATGTACAATTTGTGATAGAAAAGAAATTCGGTAAAACGGATTTCCGTAAAGACCAAGATGCTGGCGTAGCCCGCATGAAGGAATTTACACAACAATGTCTTTCGAATTATGAAGTAACAGGTAATGGTAAAACCATTACATTAGATGCAAAGCATCTTAGATGTTACGACATATCTTCGTGGACTGAAAAATTGCACCGTGATCTTCAGAAGATCGTGGTTGCTAATTTATTTAGTACACGAATGGCAGAAGCATGGGGACAATTAGTTGTCCACTGCGACTGGTACCTCCCTTCCCAAGATCTTACTTTAAAGTATGGTCAAGGACAAGGAATGGGTACTAACGGAAGTTTTGATGTTGCTACTTTAACCGAACACTTATTTATTAATTACTTAATAGATAAGAAAACTTGTTATGGGGGAATATTCCCAAATAACGAGTGTTACGGTAAAGTGGGTGACGACTTGTGGATCTATGATCCAGAAGAAGTTATTCCGGAATTTTATGGTAAAATTCATTTACCAATAAATTACAGCAAATCAAAAGAATTTGTGAACGGACACTCCTATATGGAGTTCTGTGCACGAACTCTCCTTGATGCTGAGGATGTTAGTAGGATTAGTCCTAATATCATCTCCAAAAGCAAGGATTTCCGCTACCTTCCAGCACTACTAGGTTTGTGTAGTAGCCGTGGTATCCAATTGGATGCCTCGTCCTTCGAAACCCTTAACCGTACGGTTAAAGGAGAAGAAGAAACCTACCTTGATAAACTCCAAAATTGGATCGCAGGTATGTTATTGATTGGACAATATGAGCATAGCTCCTATTGGCAATCACTTACCTTTGATTATCTGGAGTCCGGTAATTGGGTAACTGGTGACCTTGTAAAAGGTATGTACCAGGACCCCAAACTTCTAAGCAGACTGATGATTGCCCACTCTATAGTGGAAATCGCAGAAAGCAAAGAAGCCGTCGAGGATTTAATCTTCGAGAATGTAGATGCAATGGATGACTACGGAGACGAAGTAATTCGTCTTGTAGAATCTGATGCTAATTTATTTAACATCAGTAGTCCACATTATTTGCAGATTACCGAATACATTGGTAAAACATTATTGACT